GTGTGCATCACGAACTCGAGCGACTGCTGCTCGATGTTCGAAAACGTGGCGCGGTCCAGGTCTGCAATCATGTGGGGCGGCACCCGAAATAGCCGAGCGATATCGGTGATCTGGAACTTTCTAAGCTCCAGAAACTGGGCGTCCTTGTTGGTCACGCCCACCTCATGGAACTTCATCCCGTTTTCCAGGACCAGCACCTTGCCGCGGTTGGCACCTGACTGGGCCGCTTGGTAGGACTCGCGAAAGACCTTTTTAGCCTCGGGATCTTTGAAGGAGCCCGGAAACTCAATCCAGCCGCCCGATGGCTTGGCATCATTGGCAAAAAAGCGTGACCCATAGTCCTGCGCAGCGAGCGCGATCCCAAGGCTTTCACGTGCAAGTTCAATCGGGTTCATGCCCATGACGCCGTCAGAGGACAGCCCTCGCAGGTGCCAGACGGCGCTTCGGGCAAGGACGGTTTCATCGCCAAAGCGATCGGTGATTCGATATCGAAACTCGCCAGAGCGCATCACCTCAACGCGGACCCGGTCGGGATGGATAGGCAGCAACTCGGTGATCTCGCCACTGGGGTTGGTGATGATCTGACAGTAGGCATTGCCTCTGAGCGCAAGGTGGCCCTGAAGCATCTCCCGCCACTCAAAAGGGTTTTGATAGCGGTTAGGACGACGGCACAACAGCCGGTAAAGCCAGTGATCGGTCACCCGGTCTTTGCCGCCGTCTTCACGCTTTCGATACAGCACGATCGGAAGCGATGCCATCGTCTCTGACAAGATGCGTACGCAGGCATACACCGCCGAGAGGCGAAGCGCCCCATCAGGCGAGACGCGCAGACCCGTTGCCGACCGGATCGAGACCGGCTCAAACCAAAAGTCTCCCCAGGTGGATCTGTCATCGCTCGATGCACGAAATCGCTCGAAGAAGTTCAGTAGTCCCATCGGTGAATGTCAGAAAACGACCTGGCCAGTTCGCTCAGAGCAGCATCAATTCGTAGTCGGATCCCAGCACCACGTTCTCCCCGGGCGTGATAGCCCTCGAGAGCGCCATGATCAGTGCCACGATGCCGTCGATCTTGTTCTCTGCCCGCTCCTTGCGTGGGTAAATGTTGTCTTTGACGTCCAGGTGCGCCACCACGTTGCTGGCCATCCAGGTGAGCACCGGGTCGCCGTCATGGGTGAGCTTTTTCTGAAGCACCAGGGCTTCAAGCGTCTTCATCGGCTCGCTGAAGTTCAGCACCGTCGGTCGCACTTCAATCATGGGCAGGCCTTCGGCCAGCATCCGGGTCGAGAGTTGCGTGGCCTGGAACGGGTCAAAGGCCACTGCCTGCACTTCAAAGCGCGAGGCCAACTCAAGGAGGTCCGCTTCGATCCAGCCGAAATCGATCACGTTTCCAGGCGTCACGGTCAGACGCCCAGTGCGCATCCAGCCGTCGTACTGACTGTTGCCCGCGGCGGCTACCGTGTCCTCGGGCAGGTAGTACTTGCCAAAGACCACGTAGGCGTCTGCAACTTCGGGGTGCGGAAACACCAGTACCAACGCCGCGATGTCCGTCTTGCTGGCCAGATCCAGTCCAATCCAGCAAGGCTGGCCGGTGAAGGCCTCGATGTCGAGCGTCGGGTCGCCACAGGCATCCCAGGCCCGCATGTCCATCCACGCGGTATCCGCGTTGACCCACTCATTGAGATGCTTGGTCTTGAAGTTGTTGACCGCGCTGGGCAACTGCATGGCCTTGGCCTGCAGCGGCACCAGCACCTCCGGGCGCACCGAAATGCCCCAGTTGGGGTTGGCCTTGATCAGCGCGCTCTCGGACGTCCAGTCGTCTCCGTCGTCCAAGCCGTAAATGATTCCGAACTGGGTGTCATCTTCGAACACCCCATCGAGCAACTTGGTCACGAACGTCCGGACCTCGTAGCAGATGCCGGCTCGATTACTCCCTGCCGTGGTGATCACCCAGAGCAGCGAGTTGTCTCGCTTGCCGGTACCAGTTTCGACCACGTCGTAGACGGTGCGGGTCTTATGTGCATGAAGCTCGTCCACGCATCCGAAGTGGATGTTCAGACCGTCCAGGGTCGAGCCCTCAGCCGATAAGGCTTCAAACTTTGAGCCTGAGGCCAGCACATG